CTTTGGTTACTGCGCCACCCGATGCCTTCCTAGCGGTTTTTGCCGCAAGTTTAAAATCAGCGGCTGTCGGAGCACCTTTTGCCCCCTTCTTGCGCATTTTTCTACCTTCCTGACGTTTTTTATTTATGTTGTAGTAAAGACCCCTACCAGCCATATCTTTCTCCTATTACCATTTAACTCTGTTAGCCCAATAAGCTGCAGACATTTTGCCTTTAGCTATGTTTTTGCCATGACGAGCTTTAAATGATTTTCTACGCATTTTTTGTTTACGTGACTCGCCTTGCTTTGGTTTACCTGCCGTACTAACGCCCTGTTGTCCAAAACGTATAGTTTTAACTTTGCTGCCTTCTTTAGCGACAACAACATGTGATTTCTTAGGGTGGCTAGGAGTACGTTTTGGTTTGTTGTAACCACTAACTCCAGCGCGTTCTAACCTGCTATCTTTTGCGGCCATATTAACAGCTTTTAAAACTGCCCCCACGCAAAGCAGAACGCATCCCTTTTTTCTTACCTGAAATCATAATACCGTTTTCTGTGTCAGGAGCTTTTGATTCAACCATAGTTGAATAAGGAATAGAGCCTTGTCCATCTATTATTAATTTAGATACAGGTTTAGGTGCATCTTCTCCAGGACCGCTAATGATGTGTACTTTACTCATAATATTTACCTTTTTTATTTAATAACTTTTCCGTGACCTCTAACAGCAAGACCGCAAGATTTTTTTGAATTCACTGAGCCGCCTTTGTTAAATTTTTCATAATCCTTACTGTTAAATTTCCTACCCTTTGAAGTTAAATCAGACTTAACTTCCCTGGTTAAATTTTCTTTCTTTTTTAATAAAGCGTTTGTAGCGCCTTTACCGCGGTCTGCTACTATCTCTGCATTAACTTTACTTAATTGTTTTTCTTTAAAAGACCGTTGAACAGCGGGTTTATCTGCTACAAATGTTCCGGCTTTTTTTTGTGCCGCTTTCTTCTTTCTCTCGGCCGCCATAGTTTTAGCAAGACGAGCCAATGCTTCTGCAATAGTCTTAGAAGGCACTACTGGTTCCTTTGCTTCATCATTTCGCGTTCTTGCGCTGCTTGTATTCTAGCTGCAGTTTGACGTTCTTGACTTGCAATACGTTGTTGGAACTCAGTAGACCGTTGCCCTAAACGTTCTCTATCAAATTTAAGTTCTTGTTGGTCGTTAGATAAATTACCCTGAACTTGTTGTTCTTTAATAGCTAACTCTTGTTGTTTAAGACCAATTAAAGGATCAGGTTTTTCTTGACCACCACCGGCTAGTTGCTGACTTAACGCTTTAACTTCTTGCATACCCTGTGCAATAAATTGTGCTTTTAATGCTTCAAACTCCATGCTTCTAGGCGGCTCTACTTCGCCACCGTTAGCCATTGTTTGTGGCGGCATCATGTTTTGCGGAGCCGCTTGTTGAATACCGTTTAAAGGTTGTTGTTGCGGAGCCATCTGTTGCTGTTGCATAGCCGCTTCCGCTTTTTCTTCGGCTTGAATTTTAACATGTTCCATTATATGTTTTTGTAAATCCATAGCTAGTTTTGGCATTTGTGCAATCATAGGCGAACTTCCAAAAATAAGGTGAGCGGTGATGTGTGCTTGATGGTCTTGACCTTTAAATACTTTTAACGGTACACCTTCCATAGAATCAATATTCTCTTGTGCTGGATCCCGCGGTTCCGCTTTATCGGTTGTATGTGAAACTAAAATTTTGTCCACATCCCGTACACCTAACGCTTCATACATGCGACGATATACTTCAGGAATATTATGTATTTCAGGAGCTTGCATAGCTAACTGCATTTCTGTTTGAGCTACAGCTATACGTTGTGCTTGAGAAAATGTGTTGGGATTAGAGACCGGCATAATATCTACACGATTATCAAAATCCATACGTTTTACAGATTGGTCTGCACCCGCCACACTATACGGGTATTCTTCTGGTAAGTAATCGGACATAACTTTAGAGAGAAGTTTAAACTCGACACGCATAGCATAATGCAGGCGTTTATGAATGGCGCTCATTACTCGAGTACCCTGCTCTAACATAGCGATAGTAGTACCTACCGGAGCATTTTGATTACCATCACCTACTTTTAAATCAGTAATAGTGGCAAAACGTTGAGCGGCATCTACTACAAAACCCAGTAGTTGGAACAAAGTTTGATCCGGACCTTTAAATGGCAACGCCATTAAGCTATCACGAATCGCGCCACCCGGAGCGTCTACATCTCGGAACTCGCCCGGTTGTAGTGGCTCATTATCGTCCCTAATTCTTAGACCGCGGGCTTTAAAACCAGCCGGTAAATTAGATAGTGTCCCAGCATCAATTAACTGCCTTAAAGCAGCGGTTGCGGTACGAGACAATCCACCGATAGTGTGGATTAAACCAAGTCCGTAGAAACCAAAGCCTGGGAGAAACTTGTAGTGTATAAAGTATTGTATTTTGCGTTTAAGTTCGTCTTCCTCACGATAGTTCCTACGAATAGAGAGCACCTGACCATTGTCTTCACTAACGGTGACAATGTACGGTATTTTAATACCGGTAGCTTCGCCATCCTCGTCAGTTTCTTCAAAGCCGGGTAAATCTAAATCAACGTGACACTCTAACAAAGTACAATCATAGTCAATGTTAGAGGGCTGTGTCCCGTTAATGCTGTCCATTTCAGCGCTAACACTATCTGTATCGTCTTGAGCAGGGATAACAGGAATGTCGCGGTAAAATCCAGACAATTGTTTTTTGCGTAAGTCATTCAAAGACATACGTACTACGTGCGTAATGTTAGGGCACGTTTCTAAGTCATTAGCTTCATACGGTACAATTAAATTTTCAGCCGGAATAAACTTACAGACCGCTCGGTCTAAACCTTCGTCGTAATAAACTTTCTTAAAAGTAGATCCTGCCAGTGGTAAATAGAATAACATCTGGTCAAACTCAGGCGTGTATTCCTCCATTACATCAGTAATGTAGTAATTCATAAAATCACGTACACGTACTGCTTGGTCTTCTTTAGCGTGAGTCGGAGCGCCTAATACTACTGTTCTAACCGGACCACTGGGCGGTAATAATTCATTAAATGCTTGGGCCTGAAACTGCACAGCAGCTTCGGCTAAAATAGGGTGAGTTACACCCGTAGCGCCACGAAACGGTTCAGTTCGGTCTTCGTATTTAAAGCCAAGTAACTCCAAACCTTTAGAGTAGGCTTCTTCCCAATCAGACCGAGATGCTTTGTTAGATTCATACTCAGATAATAAGTCACCCGCAATAGAACCTAATTCCCGATCATCCATGTCTTCAGCAAGATTATCATAAAAGTTTTCTGACTCGCGAGCCGTGGACATCGGGTCAAAATCTAACGTTACGCCACCGTCGTCTTCTTCTATAATTTCAATGTCTTCTGGCATGTCCATAGGAACATCGCTAATTAAAGCTTCAATTTCTAATTCTTCTACTATTTCTCCATCAGGGGCCATGCCTTGACGTTCTACTAAAGAAGCTATCGGTTTATCTTCATCTGCCATTTAAAATACCTTTAATAATTAGGGTACAAACTCATAACGCCGCCACCATTTGCTTTTCTTGCAGCACCGCCCCCACCACTGCGACCACTAAAATCAATAGGAGCTACGTTGGGCACTTCATAAGTATTAGGGTTAGGCATAGGGGGTCTTGCCATTGCACTCATAATAGCGTTAAATCTCATTGGATCACTTTTTTGTAATTCATCCATATTTAATGGCGCAGAATCAGCAGCTATGCCCATGTTGGGCGTAGCACCCATAGGACCCATGTATGGAGATGCTGCTAAAATTGCGGCTATACCTTCCGGACTGTAATCTTGTGTTGCTGCTATAGCTGGATCATAGTTACTAAACACCGGCGATTGTACTCCAGCATTCATTAAAGCCGTTCCTTCGTACGGACTAACAATGCCTAGCTCTATTAAAGACTTACCGCTAACGCCGGTTGTTTCCCCGGCTAACATACGGTTATAGTCTTCTCTAAGATTGGCTGGATCGCCGTATTGAGTTGCTGTCCCTGTTCGAGCTTCATAGTCCATCCTATTTTGATCCAAAGCATCTCTTTCGGCTTGCAAATAAGCCTGACCTTCTTGGGATTCAGTAAAAGCATTTTTACTAGCCTCACCGCCGGGCAATGCAGTTACTCCGCCGTACAATGTGTTGAAGGCGCTGGCTTTGTCGCGATTCATTCCCGCCGTGTCCATTGCGTTGTCAAACTGTCTTTGGTTGGCTTTAGCTAACATAGCTTCCTCACCTAAAAAAGAAGCTTCCGGATTTGGTACAAAACCCCCACCCAGTAAATCCAAAGAAGAACCTATCTGAGAGTTTGTGCCGTACATTGTGTCCGGACTGCCTACGCCTACCGGAGCGCCCTCTTCAAAAGCCGCGTTCTCATAGTCCCGCGCCCGTATAGTAGGTACCATAGTAGATGGATCTACTAAAAAATCTCCAGGGGCATAGTTTCCACCAGATAAGTTAGGGTTAAACACCCCTTGACCCGGAACAGGAGCATAAGAAGGTCCTCTAGGATCAGACAGGGCTTGTGACGGAAGGTTAAGATTAAAACTAGGTTGAGCGTTTATAGCGGGGGCGGGTGCCATACCAAATAAACCACCACCTTGTTGCAAATGAGGTAATGTTTCACGTGGAACATTTAAAGGTCCTTGGCCCGCGTAGCGAGGAAGGCCTGTTATTCCCATCATTTTAGGTCCCACCACATTGTCTCCTGAGTTTAGGTAAATATTAGTCTAACATATATTAACCGTAATACGCATTAACTTTCAAGCGTTCGCCGGCGTTCTCAAAACCCCAATCATCCGTAGGTGTTTGCACAAAATTACCTTGCCGATAACGCATTAATGCTTGAGTCATGCTGTCCACTAAATCGTCATAGCGACCATTGGGAAAAGCAGCACACTCTTCAATCATTTCGTCCGCCCAAGGTTCGTCCGGAGCCCAAACCATTCCTGCTTCAAACAAAGGGGATATAGAATGCACCCTAGAAATCTTATCGTTGCCTTTACTCGGGGTATAATTAATAACCGGTATACCCATTTGACGTAATTCTTGTGTTAACGGTGTACCGGACGCTTTTGCTTCAACAATAACTGTTTCTGGGTCCCAAAAATCGTATTGTTCTTTAGCTACGGCCTTTAATTCGGGGAAATCCCAGCGTCCTTTCTTTACATCTAACAAAATAATAGCCGGTTCACCCCCTATTTCTTGTGGATAAAACACACCCCAAGTGGTAATCGCACTGTAATCGGCTGTTTCTTTCTTAGAAAACGCGGTGTCGTAGCTTTGAATCACGTATTGTAGATTAGGTACCTCTGTCTTCTCCCATTTTTTCCACCACTCTCGTTTTAAGATAGCCAAAGTTTCCGATGTTGGGTTTTGCTGGTACTGAGCGTTCCATTTATAGGGCGGTACGGACGCTTTTACGCCCATCAACTCGTCTTTTGACCAAAACTCCGGCCAACAAGGGTTTCCAGAAGGCATCAATGCCGGTAACTCTACTATTTCCCACTGATCGGCAATGGGGTCTTTAGCTTGAGCTCTAATTAATTGTCCGGTCATGTCTTTTTCTGACCACCGGGTTTGGACTAAAACAATAGAGCCGCCTGGCTGTAACCGTTGTCGAGGACCCCCTGTGTACCAGTCCCAAGCTTGGTCGAAACCGTTGTTAGATAACGCGGTTTGCTCCGAGTGCGGGTCATCAATAATAATTAAATCACCACCCCGTCCCGCTAAGTTTGAACCAACGCCCACGGCGTAGTACATCCCACCACTTTTTGTGTCCCACCGACCGGATGCTTTACTGTCTGCGGCTAGTTTTGTTTTTGGAAAAACCGTAGCGTATTCATCTGTTTCTAATAAGTTTTTAACTTTACGTCCAAAGTTAACAGCAAGTTCCGTGGTGTGCGTTGCTTGAATAATTTTCATGGCGGGATTTCTACCGATCATCCAAGCGGGAAACAAGAAACTAGCAAACTCACTTTTTGTATGTCGCGGCGGCATATTAATAATTAAACGTTTAATTTTGCCACTAGCGATGTCTTCTAGTTTTTTTGCAATAGTTTTATGGTGATTGCCTAAAATAAATTCGGGCCACATTGCTTGGACAAAATCTAAAAAATTATTTTTACTGTTCTCTACTTTTTGTAATTGAGCAAGCCGTAACTTTAAACGTAGTAATTTTGTTTCATCTTCAAAGATATTCATGGGGCAAAAACTTTAAATAATTTTTCCCACTCTACAAAAGGACCCTTAAACTCAGCAATTTCCTGGGACCCTTTTAAACCATCCATAACAAGGTTGACAGCTTCTTCGCCTTTAAAAATTAAAATACGAAAATCTTTTTCATTTATCTTTTGGTGCTTAACCAAAACCCAAACGCTGGCATGTTGGTGGCGCGTCATAAAAGCAACTTGGTGCGGACGTAAACCTACCTTATTACCATTACAAAATTTTAATTCTATTAAATGAAAATTACCTTTTTCATCACAAAGCATGACATCTGGTACACCGGGCAAGGCCCACGATTCTAATCTAGTGGGTAGTATTTGAGGCCGGGTCCGCTTCAAAGCTTCCCGGACTTGTTTCCACAGTCCCGATTCCTTCGGCGTCGCGCTCGCTGGTATTTGTTTGTTTTTCACTGGACGGGCCATAAGATTTTATTTCCTCGATAGCTTTTAATACTTCTTCTTTGCTCATTTGGTCTATGCTGCCGTGCCGAACTTCACTTTTGCTTATGTAAATATCACCCTGGGCTTGCCCTCGACGATACTCGGCTTGTACGGCTGCAGAGTAAGCTCCATTGCTTAATGCTTCATCACGAATTCTCTGTAGTTCACGAACATGTCTGCCGTACGTTACGCCAAACTTTGCATCAAGCTCATTACGGTAACGTTTAATTTCAGCAACAACATGTGGGCTTATATCTGGGTTTGTTAATTCATACGCTCTTGTGTGTGAAGAACTTACCGAGTAACCAGCATTAATTGCCGCCTCTCTTAGCGTTATGTGACCGTCGTTTGCAACCAACTCACGAACAAATAATTGTTGCTTACGTGTCAATCGAGTTTGAGCAGATAAACCCGGACGTCCATTTTTTTTAATTTTTTTCTCGGCCATTGGAAAAAAATATTAAATTTTTTTGGACCGGAAAACAAGCTAAATAAACATTAAATTATCGTCAGTTAACTCCATATCGTTTTTAACTGTACCGTTTGTACGAAACTGAGTTATAACCGC